AAATAAAGAGAATGAAGAAAATGAAGAAAATGAAGAAAATGAAGAAAATGAAGAAAATGAAGAAAATGAAGAAAATGAAGAAAATGAAGAAAATGAAGAAAATGAAGAAAATGAAGAAAATACAGGGAATGATGTATCATTGAATGCATTCACAACGATATATAATCCAGGTCAGTATACAACATCCATGACGTTTAGTGAGCCATTTGATGTTAGTTCGTTACATTCATATAATGATTCTTCTAATAATAACTCTTCACTGAATCAGTCTATAAATAATTCATTGGAAAGTATTTTAAGAGCGGCATTACTTTTAGATACCAACAATAATGATAATTTGAATAATTTATTAAATACAGATATTTCAAATAGACAACACTCCGTATTAAGAGTAGAAATCCCATTAGAATATGAAGAATATTATGATGCATCAAACAATTTTCTAGGAAACAACACGAATCATTTCTCATAATAATTGTATATGTATATGTATATTTTTACCTTATTATTTATTCTATTTACCATATTTGCATATTATAATAATAGTAATACTGATATAATCAAGAGTAACATTACAATGTACATATAAAAAAGTTTTACATAAAATAAATAATTTTATTATTGATTTTATCTTTGAAAGAAACTAGTGATAGTTTGAATATTATGTTTTTGATTATAAATTTTATTTAACACATTATCAAATAACAAAACCTTAATTTTTGCAGATGAATATTTTTCTTTTTTCTTCATAAATGTCTCTGTATCAGGAAATTCATTTTCTAATTTAATTAATTCTTTACGATATGTTTTTATGGCTGTACTCTTTCCCTGTAACTCCCATATTTGTTCCAAAGCAAGTCCAAACAATTGCTGTAATGGTTTCATCAATTGATTTGTAATATAATGTGTATAGTCAATTTTCAACTTATTTTCAACAATAAATTCAGGCGTTTCTATTTTATCACCCATCAACGCTTTAGGTGTGTCATTTACAACAAATACAAACTTCATTCTATCGCCAGGTTTTGGTTTATTACCTGGATCTCGCTTACCAATTCGTTCAGCTAATACGAAATGACCAATTTGATTGGGATTTTTATATCCACTTCTAAGAGCCTTTGTAATTGCTAATTTATCCATGCTGACATTGCCTTCAATCAAGTCATTCAATGAATGTTGTAAAAATTGTATAGCATTTTCAATGTTGTTACCTTTCATCAAAATATTCAATATACCACCATAAACATCTTTAAGATAATCACACGAATCTCGCCTCTTTAATGACAATCCCATGAATTTCATATAACCCTTATTTGGGTTTTCTTCATATAACATTCCAACATATCGTTTCTTTGATAACAGTATGAATGGCATCAATGTTTTTTCATATTCTAACCCCATTGGTGGTTTTAAATATTTCGTACATAATTCAGCAGCATCTTGTGCAATCTCAATTGTCATTTCTAATGCTGGTTGACCTCTTATTTTTTCTCCAGTATCTGCATTTTCAAGGTTAAATGTAAAGAATACACTGTCCGTATTATGCACAATCATATTACCTATACCCGCTGCAAAATGATGATTATTTGTTGTTAAATCGTATACATAATCATCGTAATCTAGTACTTCATTTAACTTTTTTATTGCATCCGGACATTTACGTTGGTATCCTTTTGTAGCAGTAATACGATATATATTCAGTTTGTCACTTCTGGTATTAATAGACGTTTTATATCCAATACTATTTGCTAACCAGCAAATATGGGAAGCACTTAATTGAGATTTTTGGTCAATTCTGATATATCCCCGACAATCTTTATCGCCATCTGCGTCATATAATCCTTCCCAAAATGCTTGACGTATTTCTATACTACCATTTATAATAAAGTCTGGAATGATTTTGATGTTGTTATAATACGTATTTTTTCTATATTTTTCAATAAATTGTTTTTTTTCACCATATTCATTACACGTAAAAGATATTTTATAAACATTTGAAGATTCTATTGTATCATACATTTTCCAATGATACTCTGGATAGGCTACTTTACACAATTCCATATATTTATCCAGTATATAATCATTTGCGTTGTTTAAAGCCCATGATGTTTTTGGACCAGATGGACAATTATACGCACCACAACTACCATCGCCAAAGAAGAACCCGTATATTTTTGCTTGTTCTATAGTAATGGTATCTGTGCATTTAGATTCATCGTGCACTAACGTATTATGTAATAATTTTGTCCCAATTTGTATATCTTTTGGTGATATTTCTGTGCCATTCGTTAACAATAATGAATGGTCGTCAGTAACATCAACCGCCCCCGTATGGGTTAGCACCCGTATTATCTTTTTATGACTGGCTAATTTATGGCGAATAATACGATGTAACTTTGTCCAGCCGCTATCGGTCCATGATTCAACATTGTTAAGTTCGCAAAATTCCTTCTCTTGTTTACCATCTTCTGTACATGTAACCCAATTATTATTTCCATAAGAATGAGCTAATGCCGATATTTCACAAATGACAATCTTATCGTTAACACGAACATAGACTGGTGTATATTTTGCAACACTATCACCATATACGTACTCAGCTTTTGTACGAACTGGTCCATGTCGTACCGTTTCATATATTCGGTCCCCATATACTTCTTCAATAATACGCTTTGCATAGATAATCATCATACGGCCAGTAGCTGTAGTTGATGCAGCTACATCTTTTTCATAAAAAGTAGAAGTACGTGAGCCACATTGTCCATACAAAGAATTCGCAGTAACCTTATAACCCAGTTGTCTTTTATCCAGAATGTTTTGCATAAAAGGGTCTTTTTCGGTTTTAATCATTTTTCGTGTATCTTTTCTAGCTTTAAGAAGTTCCTCAAGAATAGAAGGCATAATACCCTTTTTATCATCTGGGAATTGTGCCCATCTACAAACCATCTTTCCCACTTTTGTTTTTACTTTTTTAGATACCGGATTGTTTGGATTTCGTAAATATTCATAGGTATCAAATTCAATATTAATATAATGGTATTCTGGCAAATTATCATAGATAAACTCTCCCTTTTTATTTCGTTCACCAACAACTCGTATTAATTTACCATCTAAATCATATTCTTTTGACCATACTTTACTGTCGTGTGAATAATTTTGACTAATCATTGATGATGGATATAGAGAAGAATAATCTACACAAGCCACTGGGTTATCCATGTACATTGAGCATTTTGGCGGTAACACAATAGCCCCTTCATATCCTTCTTCTTTCCATGTTTTTTCCAGGTCGGGCATAAGTGTATCTTTATCGCGACACTTTTTAGCAACATAACTTGTTAGTTTAATGCCTTGTCCACGAAATACCAAGAAACTAATGGGTACACTACAAATACGAGACATCTCAACATAACCTGTAATTACATCTATTTTGTTCATTAAATGATGAACCAAGTTACAATCCTGAATGCAGTATTTTGCAACAATAGCCCTGTCACTTGCTGAACCTTTGGATAAACGAAATATATCTTGTGGGGTTATATCATCCTTTGCCATTCCCCATTTGATGGATTTTGAATTATCTAATTCATAATGTCCTTTAATTACAATAACATTGTAAGTATTTGTTTCTTCAACACCTTTCACTGTATGTGTTACTGATTTATTGAGTTCAATATCAGCAACTATAAATTTTTGCCCATCATTAAAGTAATCGGCAGTAAATCCAGTTAATTCAATGTGGATAAAATCACCAACATTCAAACCCATTAAATTCTTACTGCATAGTTCAGTAACGTCACCTAGTTCTGGGTGTGTAGAATTACACACATATTTAACAGAATCACTAATAAATTGTCCAGATACATCATCTAGTTTGTAAGAAGATAGATTAAAATCTCTACGAAAATAAGCATACATATCTATTTGCAATCTTCCAGTCATTTTTGCAAATCGCAAATCATATTCGCCACTAGCAATTTGTATTTTGGTATGTTCCAGGTTCAATTCACCCGGTTTTTCCCGACTTTCTTTTGCACATATTTCATTTATTTTTCTAGATAATAACAAGAATTCGCGTTCACAATATGTCTCTTGTGCACGACGAAACATGAACTCGTAATCAAACCCAAATATGTTGTATCCAATAATGATGTCTGGGTCTTCACGTTGTATTAATTCCGTCCATTTTATTAGTAATTCTTGTTCTGTATCGGTGCATTCAATTTCAACACTGGGTACTTTATCGCAAGTACCTACAACTAAACAATGATTCAAATATGGCTCTTTATCGCCATATTTTAAAAATGTTGACCCAATAAAAGTAACTTCATCACCTTGTAATGCTGGAAATATTCTTGTCATGATTTCATTAAATATTTGTATTTTCTCATCACGTGCATACTCTTGATTTAATAGAATATCTATAATCGTTGAATTTTTGTGTACTTTGGGTTTTCGCTTGTATTTACCATATTGTTGTCCGGTATATTCACTTGATTCTACTTGTTCCCCATTATTATCGTTATCATCACCTGTTCCAGTATATTGTTCATTCTCTTTCATTTGTTCAAAAATACCATCTATTGTTAATAAATGACTATTATCTTCTTCAATAGTTGTTTTCCTAACTGCCTCTAATGATTCATTCAAAACTAAATTACTTCTAGCTTCTAACATCTTTTTAGATGGTTTGTTTTTTGGATACACCAAATCAATATCTTGAAATTTACCATATCCAAATGCAGACAATATCATTTTCTGTAATAACAGTTTTGATTGAGAATCATCCAACACTTTCATTTGTTTGATAAAAATATCTACAACATTGGCTGCAAACCGTTTATATGTTTTAATAGGAATCGGAAAATCACCATGACTACTACTTGCTTCAATATCAAAACTACATATTTTATAAGGAACTCTTGTTTCTTTTTCAGGTTGAGAATGTAATTCTTTAAGCGGGCATATTACTTCATATTTACATGTGGTAGTTGGTATAGATGATTTTGTCACTTTATTCATCTTAAAGCTGACCCATCCAGATGGACTTATATTATGAATATGGAAGTACCGCAATAAAGGTGGAATATTACTTTCATATAATTCAACACTAATACCTTGATATACTATATTATTACGGGTTCTATATTCTTTTGCATCAGGTTCATTATTGTATGTATACCATAAACTCTTGTATTTATTCATGGCAACCGTGTTTTTAAATACTAATCTTACAAATTTGTGTTTTCTTCCACCTGAAAATCCGTATAACTTATAATGGTCAACCAATTCAAAATCAACAATGGAATCTTTAAACCGATTATCCAATTTGGTATTAGATTGTAAATCAAATACAAAAGAACGCATTGTATAGTCATCCCAATTATCACCAACTTTGACATAAAAGAAGGGTAAATAATCATTGACATAAATACAACATGTATCTCCTTTTTCATTTATACCGAACATTTGAATAACAAATTGTAATTCATCTGTTCTTTTTTTATATTTGGAATGATTTCCATCATCAGAACCAGAATCGCTCTCTTCTTTTTTTGCTGATTCATCGTACATGTGAAAATCAATCAAACGGAATGACTTTACTACAGCTGGTTTCTTAATCTTCAGTTTGATGGGTTTAGAATTACTACTGTCCATCTTAACTACCGTATTTGCTTTCTATTATTTAGATTATTTTGTTAAATATATCAATAAAATAATCTAGATTTTATTATCAATTTTTTCAGAATAATGAAGAATTAATTAAAAAAAATACCACCTGGTGTAGAATTTCTACTATTGGGGGTTTTAGGTGTACCTTTTTTGGGTGTAGGTGTTTTGACTTTCATTGTTCCTAGATATTTTGGTTGCGGCTCTAAATATTTACCAGCAATTCTATTATCCTCTATCCTTTGTTGTTTTTCATAATGTTTTGCATTTGATAGGCCAAGTAGTTCTATCCTTGTCTTTGGTGATGGTTTTAATTTATTTAAACCAGGTAATCCGGGTCCAGTAATTGATTCATTAAGTGGAGATTCAGAACCCAAATTATGTAATATTTTCTTAGTGTTTATTTTATTACTAGTATTATGTTTTTCATCAGGTTTATACATATTATCAAATTCTTTATTTATGATATTTATGGTATCTCTGAATAAAGCTTTAGGATTTACATTAGTAGTTTTATCTATTGATATTGTACGTTTTTTTCCGGGAGATGGGGAATTTTTGTTTTTTGGTGTTTTTGATACTTTTGGCGTATTTGGCATGGTTGCTGTACCACCACTCATTTTATTTAAGCTCTTTACCCAATTTGATAAATTCTCACTATCACGTGGATTAGTGTATGGTTCAAAAACACCATCTTGTATACTACCAATAGTAGGAAACCCGTGATACACAATTTCTTCATTATTCATATAACGTTGAGATAATTGAGATAATTTTTCTTTTATACCATCACTTTCAAGCTCTTCAAATATAATATTATTATCTGTAATATACGAACCTAATTTTTTTTTCATTTCGGCCCATTCTGGACGAAGTTCTTTACAGTGACCGCACCATGTCGCATGTAATAACACAATAACTGTTGGCTGTTTATCAACAATAGGTTGTTTTGTTTCTTTTTTTGATTCTGGTTTACGTTGAAAAATAGTATTAAATTCTTTTTCTAAACCTTTTAGCTCTTTTAGACGTCGGTTTCGCTTTTGTGTTCTTTTAGATTTAGATTTGACAGATTTAGATTTGACAGATTTATTACTCATTTTCTATTATATAATAAATGCATATATTTTACTAAACAGATTTCTAGCATTTTTATATCAATAAAAATATATAGATGTCTACAATTCAAAAAATATTTATTATATTCCTAATATTTACATTTTTGTTAGGTCTTTATATTACCATGTATTGGAACGTACAAGTAAATATGAAGACAAAAGAAAATATGGAAAACAATACTTCTTGTCCAAATTTACTTATAAAAAAGGGAAACATGTTATTACTATATAACAAAAATAAACCAGAGGATGATACAAATCCAATCCCTTTTTTTAATTTAGATGAATATATAAACTATTTAGAAATACAAAAAGAAAAGGGAATACATTGTCCTGTATTATTTTTGCAAGAAGAGAACAATGCACAAGGTGAAAATGTATATAAGGTACACCCTAGTCCATTTCAGTTACAAGATGGTGTTCCAATAGATACACCTGAAAAAGAAGATGTAACTGAACGCGGAGATGCAAATCGTTTAAATGCCCCATATAATCAAGACCAATATCCAGGTTTTGACCCACATGGACAATATATAGGTGTATATACAAATATAGATGCAATTCACGATTCAACAAATGTTAAAAAGATTAGCGATAATCCAATGGATTCAAAATGGGCGGGTGTTACCTATACACAACAAATGGTAGATAGTGGTAAATATGCTAAAAGAGAGATAACAAAACCCCAATTATTTAATGCAAAAACCGCATTTTATCCATCAATACCATCAGAAGTACCGTTACCACAAGATATATTAGGATATTCAACAGAGGGTTCATAATTTGTAAAAATATTATTATGGTGTAATGGGTTGTTGATTCAATAGAAACTTTTGTATACTTTCTATTGATTTTTTGCTTATTTTACGAACTTTTCCATTCGTTTCTATTGTCAGGTTCTCTATACAACTCATATCATTTGTAATTTTATTTATAAAATCAGGAAAGTTATCAAAATGTTTCATGATAGCTATAGCAGTAATTGAACTAATACCTGGTATTTGACATAATATAATTTCCCCAATATTATCTGGTGTTACATTATCTTTCTTCACTTTTTTAACAACATTACAATAATCAGCAGGTTTTAATTCATTAGTTAATTCTGTGTTAAAAATGTTCTCCGTTTTTTCGCATTTTTCATCTACAATTGATTCACTAGATTCCGGTTCTCTATTATCTTTGAAAAATTTAAGGAAAGGGTGTGTTAAATAATAAGGAACTACCCCTTTTATAAAATTTCTTTCTATTTTTTCACTCAAATAGAGTAACCATTCAGCCGAATCTTTTACTGAAGATGTACGATGAACACTGAATCCTTTAAAGAATTGTAGTGTAGTAATAGCCGAGAATGCAATTTTTTTTTCCAAAGGGGAATAGAATTGTGAATTAACCCCTTCAATTAAATAAAATATAGAATGTGGTGGAAACCCACTAGCATTTGCTAATCTGTAAGATTGCTCTTCATATCTACCGTCCTTAATAGATGCTAATAAGTCGGAGTATGATTTTCTTTCAATTAAGAGAACATCTTTGTCTTCATCTGTTTTAAGTAGTATATCGCCTAAATTTAACACATCTTTTGACAATTGCACATATGAAGGTGTACGACTATTTCGTATTAATGTTTCACATTGTTCAAATAATGCAGTTTCTCGTTCATCAATAATTACTTTCATAATAGGTTCTCTACAATATAATAATAATGATAACATTATTATATTGTTTCAGTTAGTATATTTAATTTATTCTAGAACCAATAGGACGTGATTGTCTGACAGTGGTTGTCAATGGCATTTGTAGAATAGATAATTTTTGGGGAGTTGTATTCATAGCAATGGAAGACCATGAATCGCGTCCAACTTGGTAAGGTAATCCAGCCTTTTTGTTACCACCACCTTGTGCTTGATTTGTAATACTAGAGATAGAGGATGTGCGTTTAGTTTGACTATAGACCATATTTATAATATATATTACGAAAATATTTTTTTCTCTGTATGACAATTACTAAACGCAAACAATATAAAAAATTGAGTAAATAATATGTATATACTATATTCATTTTATTTGCAGAATAACATGAATATTGATGATGATATCCGTATAGAAAAAAATAGTAGTGGTGTTGAAACCTATGTTTTTGATCCGTATAATCCCCTAAATAAATTAATTCAAAAAGAACAAATAGAAACAATTTTGCGTAGATATGGTGTAAATTCTTCAATTTATAACTATGAACTTTATAAAAGAGCGTTTATTCATCGTTCTTATATTAAACGCCCACAGTTGGAAAATAATAGTAATAATATAGTTATTGTTCCTAAACCCGATGATTGTATACCATTGTTTACTAAATCCAATGAGCGGTTAGAATTTATCGGGGATGGTGTATTGGAATGTATTACTAAATATTATCTATATAGACGTTTTCCTAAGGAAAATGAAGGATTTATGACTGAAAAAAAGATTGCATTGGTAAAAAATGAGTCCATTGGTAGAATGGCATACGAAATGGGATTACATGAATGGTTAGTTTTGTCAAAGCATGCAGAGGGAAAACAAATACGTACAAATATGAAAAAGTTAGGTTGTTTATTTGAATCATTTATTGGTGCAATGTTTTTGGATTATAACCGTATATCAGTAACAGATGAAGAAGGCTGGTTTAAAAATGTATTTGTAACTGGTCCTGGTTTTCAAATGGTACAAATTTTTGTAGAATCCATTTTTGAAAAGCATGTAGATTGGATGCAATTAATTCGTAATGATGATAATTATAAGAATATATTACAAGTAAAGATTCAAAAGGAATTTAAAGTAACCCCCGATTATTTGGAAATAGCTGAACAACACCCTGATACTGGTTATAAGATGGGGGTATTTATGTGTTTAGGTCAAGCCATTCATCAACTTACACCAAATAAAGCATTATCAATGAATCAATTTAAAACATATAATGATATTCATGAATACATGTCGGTAAATGGTAAGGTATTTATATTTTTAGGAGAGGGTACACATAAAATTAAAAAGAAGGCAGAACAAATAGCTTGTGAAAATGCTATTATAAAATTAGAATCATATTCATCATAATATTATTTATTAAATAACCATCATTTCCAACATCCCATATTGTTTGGGATTTATTATTTATTAAACAACTTGGGATTTTACATATTCCAAGTTGTTTTTTGATTTATATATTTATCTTTAAGTTGTTTTTATAATTTATTCTATTGTATTTTTTTTCAGAAAACTTATAGTAGAGGTTTCGAAAAATGGACATTCTGAAAATGTCCACTTTTCAGATCTTGAAGAATAAATTTTCCGGAAAAAACTGAAAAAATGAAATTAAAGCATACTGCAGTAAAACAGAACATTATTTATTTGGCATGACTGCATATATTTTTTTTGCGTAAAATATTTCGGCGAGTTTTCTGTTCTAAATATATAGAACATTTAGAACAAATAATGTCGCCGAAAGTCGCCAATAATTTCATATGTAATTCATGTGATTATATGTGCAGTAAAAAGAGTGATATGAATAAACACGAATTGACTGCAAAACATAAAAATAGAACAAATAGAACAGAAAAGTCGCCAAAAGTCGCCGAAATGTTTGAGTGCAAATGTGGTAAGGTTTATAAAGCTCGTAATAGCTTATGGTATCATAATCAACGATGTAAATACAATGAAAGCGATATTGATAATAATAATATAAATGAAAAACTAGATATAACTGCATCACCAAGTGACTTGAGTAATCAATCAAATCTGGTTTTAGAATTGCTTCGTGAAAATAAAGAATTTAAACAACTCATGGTGGAGCAAAATAAACAAATGCAGGATACACAAACACTACTATATCAAGCACAATCCCAACTACAAGATACTCAAACACAGATGGTAGAAATATGCAAAGAAGGAAAAGTAATAAATAATACTACAAACAATACTACAAACCATAATACCCAGTTCAACCTAAATTTTTTCTTGAATGATACATGCAAGGATGCAATGAACATAACCGACTTTCTTGGTAATCTGGATGTGCAATTAGATGAATTAGAATATATAGGACATCATGGGTATGTGAATGGTATGACGAAGATGATCATGGAACGTCTAAAAGAAATGGATATCACAAAGAGACCAATCCATTGTACAGATGTAAAACGAGAAACAATGTATATCAAAGATAAGAATGAATGGTGTAAGGATACCGAAGAACTAACAAAATTACGTAGAATATTAAGTAGCATATCAATGAATAATTATAGAACGGTGCCAGCTTGGCAGACCGCTCACCCGGATAGTGAAGTGATGGACAGTCGTAATTATAATTTCTGTTATAAAATGATGCGATTAATATTAGGCGATGTAGAAGATGAACAAATCCGTTTGGACAACAAAATCATAAAAACAATAGCGAAAGATTTATTTGTGAGTAAAAATATAAAGTAATATTCTTTATATCAATCTATTTATATATTTATTAAACAACTTGTATTGTGTAAAGTCCAAGTTGTTTTTCTAATTTATTATATTATATTATTTCTCAGAAAACTTATAGTAGAGGTTTCGAAAAATGGACATTCTGAAAATGTCCACTTTTCAGATCTTGAAGAATAAATTTTTTGTAAAAAACTGAAAAAATGAAATTAAAGCATAATGCTTTAAATCCCAAAAAAATAATTTCAGGTTGACTGCACATTTTTTTTTAATACTTATTTATAAAATGATTTAGGCATTTTTTATGTTAGGATATATAAAGGTAAATCCTAACAAAATCCTAATGCCAAAAATGCCAAAAAATGCCAAAATATATATTTGTGAACATTGCAAATTTAAATGCAGTAAACAAAGTAATTATAGTGTACATATATTGACTGCAAAACATCAACTCCTAACGAATCCTAACGAAAAAATGCCAAAAAATGCCAAAATATTTATGTGTTCGTGTGGTAAGGAATATAAACATGCATCTACGTTATGTGCTCATAAAAAGAAATGTACGCATGTAGATAATATAGATGACGATATATCAGGTGACGATATATCGGGTGAAATACAAAATAGTATAAGTGAACAGCAGAGTGATGCGAGTACAGTTTTAATGTTATTAAAACAGAATGATGAGTTTAAAGAATTGATGAGAGAACAGCATTCTGCTGTTGTTGCATTGCAACAACAGAATATAGAATTACAAACCAAGATGATAGATGTAGTCAAAAATGGAACTATAATTAATAATAACACAACAAATAATACCACAAATAACAATAATCAATTTAATCTAAATTTTTTCTTGAATGATACCTGCAAGGATGCAATGAACATAACCGACTTTCTTGGTAATCTGGATGTGCAACTAGATGAATTAGAATATATAGGACATCATGGGTATGTGAATGGTATGACGAAGATGATCATGGAACGTCTAAAAGAAATGGATATCACAAAGAGACCAATTCATTGTACAGATGTAAAACGAGAAACGATGTATATAAAAGATAAGGATGAATGGTGTAAGGATACAGATGAGTTAGTAAAATTACGTAGAATATTAAATAGTATATCAATGAATAATTATAGAACGGTGCCAGCTTGGCAGAGAGCTCACCCGGATAGTGAAGTGATGGACAGTCGTAATTATAATTTCTGTTATAAAATGATGCAATTAATATTAGGTGATGTAGAAGATGAACAAATCCGTTTGGACAACAAAATCATAAAGACAATTGCAAAAGATTTATTTGTAAACAAGAATAGAATATAAATATATGTTGTGAGTAATAATAGAAATGTTCTCTAATTTTTTTAAAAAGAAATATAATAAATTATCATTTGAAGATATTCAGTTTGTAATGCAAAATAAAGAACAATTTATGTTAATTAATACATTAGTTGTTAGTGAACAAGATTGTTTAATAAAACATACAATATCTCATATGGAAGAGGCGGAATTAATAAATAAATTAATAGAGAATTACGAATTAAATGCAAATAAAATAATTGTCTATGGAAAAAATGATATAGATGAAACAAGTTTACAAAAGTACGATCAATTAGTAAATTTAGGATTTTCAAACATATATATTTATGTAGGTGGAATGTTTGAGTGGTTATTGTTACAAGACATCTATGGTGTAGATGCATTCCCAACAACAAGAAAACAATTGGATATTTTGAAATATAAACCGGTTCGTACATTTGGCTCAAAACTATTATTGTAAAAAATTGAATTTAATAATAATGATAATTGTGTTTATTATTAAATATATTTTTATATAAATAAATTATACAGAATGGTAAAGCCTATTCTTATCTCGGTGGAAGGGAACATTGGTGCGGGAAAATCCACAATTATAGATAATTTGAAAGACCATATGAAAGGGAATACTGATATAATGTTTTTGAAAGAGCCAGTAGATATATGGGAAACAATTAAAGACACCGAAACAGATGAAAATATATTACAAAAATTTTACAATGATTCAACAAAATATGCATTTTCATTTCAAGTAATGGCATATGTAACGCGTTTAAGTACAATTCGTACAGCAATCCGTGAAAATCCCGAATGTAAAGTAATTATATGTGAGCGTTCATTAGACGCAGATAAAAATATTTTTGCAAAGATGTTATATGAAGATAACAAAATAGAGGATATAAATTATCAAATATATTTGCATTTTTATAACGAATACGTAAGAGATTATAAATTGGATGGTATTGTTTATATAAATGCAGATGCAGATGTATGTTATCAACGTACAGTAAAACGTTCACGAAACGGTGAATCAAGTATAACTAAAGAATATTTACAAAAATGCAAAGACTATTATGATGATTGGTTATTTACAAACAATAAGGATACTGATATATTAAATATAGATGCAAATGAAGATGTAACATATAATATGTTTGATAAAGAAGATAAGGGATTAGAATGGTTACAAAAGATAGAAAGATATATATTAAATTGTGCTCAACATATGAGTGTAGATACGCCGAAAAAAACATTTATAGATATACTAGAAACTCTAATAATATAAAATAGTCAAATTAGTCAAATTTAACAATAATTTTAACTGTTTCTTTTTTTATGCATTTACATGCGGACACAGATAATTCTTCTCGTTTTTTACGTGTTTTAGAATGTTCATTCGTATTGTCGGTAGGTGTTCTTCGTTTGGCAGTACTATTATTGTTATTCATATCTACTTCAATATCAGCGTAATTTTCTTGAATATATTGAATAATATTGTTTTCAATAGCCCATTTAAAAAAATTAAGTTGACCGATAGTGGTTTCCATACATTGATTTGTATTATATGGAATAGTAATTCTGTCCCATCTACAGAATGGGTCAAATCGTTTTTTAGAATAAGCTTTTAATTTTAATTTATATTCATTATAAACTTTGAATCTAGTCTTTGAACTAGTATTAGTAGTAGAAACCGGTATTTCATAAACAGTATAGTTTTTTTTAGCATAATTAGTGACAAACCAATCAACAATCCGCAACGAAATGCATGTTTCCCCATTTATAATCCCCATCATAGTATGAATATTCTGTGAATTTTTATAAAAATCAGTTAATGTATTTAATAATAAATCATTTTGAGTTTGTAAGTTATTTGAACGATACATGTGATAAATTTATAATAAATAACACTTTATACCCTTTATATATATTTGTAAAAATATAAATATATGTATATGTTTATAAAAAATTGAATTAAAATTAATGAATAATATATTATCATAGCAATAACTAATTAATAATGGATTTGAAGCAAAATAAGTTAACAAAATCTGAATGGGATTCAATAGAAATCCAGGTAGGTGTAGATGAAAAAAAAATATTGAAATTAATAGATAATGGGTATGAGAATGTAAATATTCGTTTGAATGAAACATTGTCATTGAATCCATATATTCATTTTCCTCAAAGTCGTGAGATGGATTATTTCTTATTTAAAAAGTATTTTGAAGATGGAATGATGTATGTAATTAATAAATATGGTGATGATAAATTAAAGGAATATACATGTAACCTGAATAGTGGTAAGTTAAAGAAATTAAAAAGTGGTGAAATAATTCGTCTTAATAATCTAGATAGTAATATAAAATTAAATAAATCCAATATATTTGAATATCTATTAATAGATTTATTTACAAATTTGGTGAAACAGATAAAAAAGAGAAAACAAAAGTATGCATTCTATTTATATACATTAATTCAAATAAAAAAGTCATCAATCTCTTGCATAAATGAATATGTAAATGACTTATTGGATTATACAATAAATTATGTAAACTCCTTTACAAAGACAAGTGAAATAATTACGAATGCATATGAATTTATAGAATGTAACAAATATTTGTTGAAGTACGAAGACCGTGTATTATTTCAACATCAAAAAGAATTATTTACAATTTGCAAGCAAGGTGATGAATTTATCCCACAGTTGATATTATATACGGCCCCCACAGGAACTGGAAAAACTCTGTCACCAATCGGTTTATCAAGAAGTAATCGCATTATATTTGTTTGCGTGGCAAGACATATCGGTCTAGCATTGGCAAAATCAGCAATTACAATGGAAAAGAAGGTAGCATTTGCATTTGGTTGTGAAACATCTGCAGATATTCGTTTACATTATTTTTCGGCCATAGATTATACTGTAAATAAACGTTCTGGTGGAATTGGAAAAGTAGATAACAGTGTGGGTGATAATGTAGAAATTATGATATGTGATGTGCAGTCATATATTACTGCAATGCATTATATGTTAGCATTTAATAGTGCAGAAAAGATCATAACCTATTGGGACGAGCCGACAATAACATTAGATTATGAAGAACACGACTTACACGAAACAATTCATAGCAATTGGGTAAATAATCAAATACCAACGGTAGTGTTATCGTGTGCCACATTGCCATCACAGGCCGAATTGGCGCCAATATTTGATGATTTTATAAATAAATTTGATAATGGTGAAGTGCATAGAATATCAAGTTATGATTGTAGAAAGTCCATTCCCATTTTAAATACAGATGGGTATTGTGTATTACCACATTATTTGTATGGGGAATACAGTGAAATGAAAAATTCAGCAATGTATTGTAAGGATAACAAAACAATATTAAGGTATTTTGACTTGCGTGAAATCATAGGGTTTATTGAGTATGTTAATGAAAATCAGTATATAGATGAACGGTATACAATAGATAATTATTTTGAAGATAAGATTGAAAATATAACTATGAATCGTTTGAAAGAATATTATTTGGAGGTTTTAGTTCATTTAAATGAAGATAATTGGGTACATATTTATAATTATGCAAGACAGATACGTAAACCAAGATATAATGATAAACGTAGTAATGTATATATTCAAAAAACAAATAGTTTAAATAATCCGTTAAAAAATAATCAAGGAAGCGTATTAACTCGCACAGAAAGTGTTTCTGGTAGTTATACTCAACCAATACAAAATAAAGAAGCACCGGTTGGAGTATTAGTTACGACGAAGGATGCTTATACATTGACAGATGGACCAACAATATTTTTAGCTGATGATATAGATAATATAGCAAGATTTTATATAAAAAATACCAATATATCACATAGTGTGTATAGTGAAATATTAAATAATATAGAATATAACAATAACATTACTAATAAGATAGATAAATTAGAAAAAGAGATAGAAACACAGGAAGAAAAGGAAGGAAAAACAAAAACAAAGGGAAAGGATAATAGTTATAAAATGTCAAATGAAATCAAAAAATTAGTAAATGAGACAGATAAGTTACGAAAAATGGTAAGAATGGTTTCATTAGACTCAGTATATATTCCAAATACACGAAATCATCAAGCTAGATGGACACCCGATGGTGCAGTTAGAGAAAATGCATTTGTATCCAATATAGGTGAAGAGATGAGTAAAGAAATCATGTTATTATCCGTAGAAGATAATTTAAAATTTCTATTGTTATTGGGCATTGGTGTATTTAAGCAAATAGAAAATAAAAGATATATGGAAATCATAAAACAATTAGCAGATGAACAGCGATTATATATGATTATTGCATCAACCGATTATATTTATGGTACAAATTATCAGTTTTGTCATGGATTTATAGGAAAAGATTTGAATAATATGACTCAACAGAAAACATTACAGGCAATGGGTCGTGTAGGTAGAAATAATATTCAACAGGATTATACTATAAGATTTCGTGATAATAACATGATAATGAAATTATTTCAAGAACCAGAACATAATGTAGAAGCAATAAATATGCGTAAGTTATTTGTAAGTTAAAAAAAATGTAAAAAATTGATTAATATTTATACAAATATTTTTTTACAAATATTAAACAAGTTTAAATAAGTAATAATGATATTTTATATGGGATTAGTAGGTGTAGTAACTATAGTTACATGTATAATGAGTAATATGCCAAATGAAATGTTATTAGAAGAAATTAAAAATACAGATATAGATATAGATATAGATACAACTACAAATAATATAATTCTGGTATTGGGTAGTAATGAAAAGTATATCTTGAAAGACCGCATGAGTACAGCAATATCTATGACAAAAAATATGACAGGTTCAATTACATGGTTTTTAAGCGGTGGCGTTAAGACCGATAATGGAAAGCATATGTATGAAGAAAGTGAGTCAACCAAAATGCTAGCATTATTAGATAATAATAAAAAAGAGAGAATAGTATTAGATAACAGATCTAGAAATACAGCAGAAAACTTTGCCCACTTTAAATATTGGTTAAATACAAATACTGATAAATACACACATCTTACTATAGTAACATCCGCTTTTCATTATTCCCGTGCAAATACAATGTTTAATGAAATGATAGATTCTGGCGATATGGAAGTGAAATGGGGATTAAGTCCATTATCATGTATAACATGTTGGATGGATGAAAAATCACATACAATAAATATGTCCAAAGATGTAAACCGTGCAATGTTAATATACAAGACAAACATGAATTATAAAGTTAGAAATGAATTATAGAGAAAAAAATAAAAATAAAGAATTGTATGAATTATCATACTTTTTTTACAAAATAATAATGAATATTATTATTATTATTATTTTATTGCATAGATTATAGCCCGGTTTTGTAGTCAACAACATAAGGATTTTGTTTTAAAGTGTTCATAATATCAGGTGTATTTCTTTCCATATTAATAGTAGATTTCAAAGAATTATCATTACCAGCTAAATGTCCCATACTAGAAACATTCGGTGATTGATAAGGCATATTCCCGGTAATCTCTCTAGTATTTTTCAAAGATTCATCGCGTGTTTTTTCACGCATATTGATATTTCCATTCATAACATTCATGTTACCTTGTACCATATAGCCATCAATGGTGCTAGATTTAATATCATTATTGCGTTGGTTATAATTAGCTTCATATGAAGTCATTTGACGTGTTCCATCACCGGCACTAGCAACACCGGTATATTCGGCACTGGTTTGTTGTCTTTTAGTATCATAAGCTTGTTGTTGAGTAACTTGATATGCACCGCCCAATTGATTAGCATTTACATTTAAGTGATTTTTAGAATTTTCTGTAGTTTCACGAATAGTAGTATTTGGCCTGTCGGCAGGATTGAAAATATAAGAACTGGGTACAGTAGTACCTGGATTTTGGTAAGGGCGTAAAGTTCCAACAATATTTTCTTTACGTGAAGGACGTAATGCATCTAATAAAGGAGCTACTGCAGCACCAAGACTTCCACTAACCATACCAAAATATCCATCTTGTTTATTAGAAGTACGATTATTAGGATAAGCCTTTTTTGATTTAATTCCAAAATCAGCATCTGTTGCATGATTACGTCCATTCGCATTAGCAACTGGTAATGGAACTGCCCCTAATTCAATGTTATGTGATGGCATATATTCACCCTCAACATAAGTAGATGGGTTTTGCGAAGCAGCAACACCTGAATAGGATGTAGTAGTTTCTTGTCTAGCGCCGGCACGGTCAATTGGCATAGAATGTAACATTTCACCTTTAGATGCACCAGTAGTGGTGAACCATCTATCTTGTCCCATTTCAAAGTGAGTATCTGGACGGTTTTTTTCCATAACCCCCATTTGTTGAGATGTAGGTACATTGGTAGTCCCACTGAATGCGGGTCCTTCGTGACCGAGTAGCACAGTACCAGATGATTTTTGGTTAGTTAACACACGCATATCATCGGCTGTTTTAGGCATCCATGATTCACGCATCATCATACCTGAGTTATATCCATCTGCACCATCATTCGTATAACCTAAACCTAATCCAGGTGCAACTTGTTCTTCTTGGAAAGGTTTTGTATTTGCCATACGCATGCTTTTATTTACACGTGATTGATAAAAATCATTCATATTTGGTGCACCAGTAGCCCAGTCTTGATTATTACTGGGTGAAAATAAAGGGGCTTGTTCTTTTTTAGAAAGACTTTGTGAACCAGTACCAATATAATTATCTAAAGTACTTTCTGTACTATTAGCATTAGCATCTTGTGTGTGCATTTTAGCACCGAAGAAGGGAACCATATTGTTATGTTCAAAATAAGAAGTATTAACTTTTTCGCCGGTAAGAGAATAAAAATCCGGTGATTCAGTACTAGATTTTTTGTTAGAATTCATATTGGAATCAAAATATTTATCGGTATATACAGAACCGCCGTTTTCAAAGCGATTTATTGTTGAAAGAGAGGAGGTTTTATCTAATTCTTCAGATACAATAGGATATTCTTCGGGGTAATTTTTATTGGGTATATTAGTATTTGGCAATGCATTACGATTAGAAAAATTTTCTTCAGCAGAGTTATTATTATTAGATTGACCATTCATAACATACATCAATCCAAGGGCAACACCAGGTATAGCTAATTCCATTTTAATATATTATATAATTATATTAATCTTATATAATATTTTGAGTTAAGTAATTTATTTGTATAAAGTTCCTAGACAAGTATCTTCTTTTCCGCCAATACACATAGATTGTCCAGTTAGATAAAAGTCTCGGTGCCCAACCATAGGTATTTTTGGTGTAAAATTATCTTTTTCAATAATTCTACTTTGTATGTTATTAGGAAAATTTTTATCTAAACCATTCAATGGATTTAAAAATGGTTGTTCCCAACGATTTTGTTCTAAATCTTTATATACCCATGCTGGATGGCTAGCACGGCTTTCTTCCACCATAGGTTGTTGGGCTCTATATGTTTGGTGAGAAGAAGAAGCTTTATTTTGTGCATATTGATTTAAATCAACATTGTCTCTATTGTTTCTACGGGTAAGACCAATCAAATCACTTTCAAGATTAACTGTATTGGTTTGTAAATTAGCACCCCATTTTTGTAATCGTAAATGAGGGTCTTCCATAAAAGGTAAGTCCATACCAGGTCCAGGTGTATTTAACATATATCTACCTGTAAAACTGGATTCTTCTAATTGTTTTTTTATTCTATGTGGGTCATCATGAAATCGTGTAAAAGACATTATGAATTTAATATATATTGCGAAAAAAACTTTATAACAAAAATTACATAAATAATGGAGTATGTATATGTATATGACTCTTCCTAAAATATGTTTAAATATGATTGTAAAAAATGAAAGTAAAATTATAGTTAGGCTATTAGAAACAATAACGCCGTTAATAGATAGTTATTGTATTTGCGATACCGGTAGCACTGACAATACAATTAATTTAATAGAAGATTATTGTAACAAAAATAATATTCCTGGTAAAATATTAAAAGAGCCATTTAAAGATTTTGGATACAATCGTTCATTTGCATTAAGGGGGTGTAATAATATGAGCAATGTAGATTATATTCTACTAATGGATGCAGATATGAAATTAGAAATTAAAATAGATGATATAAATAATTTCAAGAAAACCCTAACAAAAGACGCATATTATGTAATACAAGGAAGTAATGATTTTTATAATAATAATATTCGCATTATAAGAAATAACCCAAATTATAGTTATTGGGGTGTTACCCATGAATATATAGAGTTACCTGATACAGCAGTCATTGATAATATTTCAAGTAATATAATGTTTATTAATGATGTTGGAGATGGTGGTAGTAAAGCTGATAAGTATAAAAGAGATATAGAATTGTTAAAACAAGGATTAATAGATAATCCTAATAATTCGCGATATTTATTTTACCTAGCAAATAGTTATAGAGATTCACAACAATATCAAGAAGCTATAGACACATATAGACAACGTATATCAATAGAAGGTTGGATACAAGAGACTTGGCATTCATATTATTCAATGGCAAATTGTTATATGAAAATAAATCAGCATGAAAACGCTATATTTTATTGGCTAGAAGCATATCAATATATGCCAACACGCATAGAAAATTTATATAAAATAATAAATTATTACCGTTCTGAAAAAAAATATGGGTTAGCTTTATTGTTCTATGAGTTAGCTATTAAAATTCGTTCGCAATATTCACATAAAAACCATTTATTTTTAGAAAATGATATATATGAACATAAATTAGATTATGAAATGTCTATTATTGGATATTATACAAATATCAATAAGACCAAAATGATATCAATGTGTATGATGTTGTTAAATAAAAAGAACATTACTTCTTATATATCTAATAACATATTCAATAATTATAAATATTATTGTTCACATATCAAGGAATTCGCCATAAAAAATACTGATATGAATAGTAGATATACTAGTTTGTTAGACATATTACATGATATAGGTGTTGACAAAATGAAAGAATATTCAGGAATGTATCCTAGTACACCATCATTATCAATTAATAAGGAAACGCATGATGAAATCTATGCGTGTAAAAGATATATAAATTATAAAATAGATGAAAATGGTGAATATATAAATCAAGAAAATATAATAACAGTAAATATATTTGCTGTTATAAAAGAAACGGATGGATTGTGGTATCTACATGATGAATTCGTTATGGATTATAATAATGAATATGATACTAATAATATGTATAAAGGCATTGAAGATGTGAAATTATTATATATGGACAATACTATTTACTATACAGCAAACCGTGTGTGTAATACCGTCGGGTTTTGTGTAGAACATGGTGTGTATGATTATAAAACGAATAAAATAATGGAATCTACTGTGTTGAGTATTGATAATCCAAAAGAATATGAAAAAAACTGGACAATGTTTATTGATAATACAAATAATTATAAATTTGTCTACGAATGGTATCCATTAACTATATGCAATAAAAATAATGATAAATTAGATATTATAAGTAAAATAGAAACGCCTATCATATTTAACAAATTAAGAGGTTCTACAAATGGTATAATTATCGGTGATGAAATATGGTTTTTATGCCATATTGTAAGTTATGAACAAAAAAGATATTATTATCATATTATTACAGTAATTGATCAGACAACTTATAAATTAAAAAAGTATACACAATTTTTTACATTTGAAAAGGAAATTGTAGAGTATTCATTGGGATTTGATTATTTTGAAAAAGAAGATTCATTTATTATTTCCTACAGTACCAATGATAATGAATCTAAATATATGTTAATTAATAAATCTAGTCTTGATAATTTGTTCATTAATTTGGATTAGTTTCTTCATCAAATGATTTATCTAGATTATTCATTTCTGCTGTTTTACAACAACCAAATGTACGTCTATGGAATCGGGTGATACCATATTCACGTATGCCATTTAAATGTAACTTTGTTCCATATCCCATATTTTTAGATAAACTATAATGCTCATCTAAAAATGTATGTTGTTCACATAAGTCAATTATATGTTGGTCTCGTGCAGTTTTTGCTAGTATACTTGCAGCTGCTATCGCCATATATTTCGCATCACCTTGTTCTACTGTATCAAATGACAATTCCATAATACATTGTTGTTCATGATCATAAGAACGAAAAGGTGTAAAATAGTTTCCATCTATAACAGCCATAAAATCGGTTAATTTATATTTAGTATCGGTTTTATTATTTATTTTTATGATTATTTCACGAATACAAGTATGCATACCTTTCATAACGGCTTGTAGAATATTGATGTCATCCACTATTTCTGGTTCTTCATATGCAACATGCCATGCAAATGCATTTTCTTTAATATATTCTGCAACTTGATTTAATTTTTTTTTTGATGAAAACTTTTTGCTATCTTTTATATCTTTGCCATCAAAAAGTAGAGGTTCTTTAGGTAAAACAACACAGGCTATATACACTCTACCAAATAAACACCCTCTTCCAGCTTCATCAATTGATAATTCAAACATTACATCTTCATTATAAAAACGAGTTAATGGTTGATGTTCCTTTTTCTTACGAGTTTCTTTTTCTATAGTATTTTCTGGCATAGTAAATACCTACAATAATAATAACATAATGGTATCAATTTTTTATTATTACTAAAATAATTGTATTTTTATTCATTATATATTTTCGCCACATACTGTATATTTAATAATGAAATTTTCACTCTTGTCTTTATTTTTAATTTTATTAATTCTTTTAGTACTATCTGTATTGTTTTGTAGATGGGCACAAAATAACACAGAAGGATTTATTACATTTCAATATGATAAAGAATCATTAAATCAAGTAACTATTCCTATGTATTCAGACTCATCTAATAAATTATATAAAATACATGATAATATGTTTTTTGATAATAAAAACGGTAATTTAGTTGAAGTTGAAGGACCAGGTGAATCTACAGATGGTTCAGATATTGTACCCGATAATACGGGTGCTGATATATCTAAATTGCACATAATTCCCCGTGTTGGTAATGGTGTACTAACATATTATATTGATTCTATTAATAATAGAATAGAACCACCTGAAACTGATATGTCTAATTCTTACAACTCTAAAATTTATAAAACAAAAGGTACAACAACAGATACATATACTGTATTTTCAATGCCTTGGTATGATAATACTTATGTTCATGTTATGAAAACACCTACAAATATGAATGGTTCTATTAGTGCAGAACAAATTGCGGCCAATGATGCTCAATCTGCAGCCGACCAGGCTCAAATTGCAGCTGATGCTTCACCCAGTGATTCTACACTTGCCGATGCGGCAGCTGTTGCAGCCGAGTCTGCCGCTGCTGCCCAAACTATTGCTGATGATGCCGGAGATAATAATACTACATATACATCAACAGAACATTTATCTACCACTGCTTTTACTAATAATGCTACTGCTATTAATTTTATGTTTCAACCTGGAAACAACATGAGTGAAGTAACTGAAAGCAAAAATGATAGTGACTCTAATAATAACAAAATGGTATTAGAACCATTATATAATAGTGAACGTCAAGTATATCAAATAAGTGAGTTTGTAAAGTTTGATATTAGCAATGCTAATTTATTAGTATCATCTGGACAAGACAGTGATAAAAAAGTAAATGTTTATAATCGTAATGGTAATACTAGTATGTCTTTATCAGTTGCCGATGCTAACACTAACGAACCAACTACACATGGTGATGGTGACAGTATTAATAATAGTACATTTACATCTAGAACAATACCCGATATTTCTGGACAAAATATGATATTATATGTACCTAATGCAAAAAAGACATTAGTAGCATTAATTCATTATGATAATAATGAAGAATTATCTTTAAGAAATGTATGTCGTTTTACACCATCCGGAATAGATACTGGTGATACTGATATGGGTGAAGGTGCAGAAATAAATGAAGACACAGATGATGAAAATGAATATGATGCTAATTATGGAGGTAGATATAGAAATGAAAGAGAACGAAATAGAAATGAAAGAGAACGAAATAGAAATAATTCTAGTAATGAAATAGATATGGATAATTATATGTTAAAATCTCAAATAGTTCCACCGGTTTGTCCAGCATGTCCTTCATGTAATTATAATACAGGTGGAGCTTGTGGAAAATGTGGTGGAAATGGTGGTGGTGGTACTTGTGATAGTAACGGTAAAAGTCTAGTAAAGACCGATAAAATATGTAAAAGAAAAAATGATAAAGACAGTGATAGTGATAGTGATAGTGAGAGTGATGGTGATAGTGACAGAAAGAAAGATGAGAAAAAGGAAGATGAGAAAAAGAAACCTATAAAAAATGCAATTAAATCAACCGGTGATATAGCATCTGGAGCAGTAAATACAGTAGGTGGTGTAGCTGGTGGAGCAATAGGTACAGCTGGCGATGTTACTGGTGGACTAGTTGGTACAGCTGGTGATGTTACTGGTGAACTAGTAGGTACAGCTGGCGATGTTGCAGATGGGGTAGTAAAGACTTTTGGAAACGTGTTAGGTGGTATATTTCCCAATAATAACGGTAATGGTAATGGTAATGGTAATAATAATGGAAATAGTATGAATCAAGGACAAGTACAGGGTCAATTAGAAGTACAAAATCAAGGTCAAGTACAAGGACAAGGACAAGGACAAGGACAAAATCAAGGTCAAGGGTTACCTGACGCATATTCTTATAACGGTAAATTAGCACAACGTGGTTCTAATGAGTTTATGCCTCGTACTTCAGATTTTAGTAGTTTTGGACGTTAAATAAAGAGTAAATAATAATATTATTAGTGTAAATAATATTATTCGTTTGAATGAAGTTAAATATATATACAGAATTATATTATTCATATGGATACAATAAATATAAATTCAATATTTTCTCGTGAACCCATATTTCAAGAAATAAAAGATCATTTATTAAATTTTGAAGAGCGTTCAAAAGATATAAATTACAAAAAAGGTATTTATATATATGGAACACCTGGTAGTGGTAAAACCGAGTTTATAGTAAAATTATTAAAAGGATTAGATTATGATATAGTGAAATATGATGCAGGAGATGTTAGAAATAAGTCCTTAATAGATACGATAACAAGTAATAATGTATCAAATAGGAATGTATTGGATATGTTTACAAAAAAGGTAAGAAAAATAGCAATAGTTATGGATGAGATTGATGGTATGAATAATGGAGATAAGGGTGGAATAACTGCATTAATAAAATTGATACGTCAAAAGAAGACGAAAAAACAAAGATTAGAAAACAAGTGTACAAATCCAATAATATGTATAGGAAATTATTACATAGATAAAAAGATAAAGGAATTAATGAAGGTCTGTAATGTGTTTGAATTAAAAACCCCGACAAACAATCAAATAAATATAATATTAAAAGGTATTATCCCAAATTACATAGAAATTAAAAAAGAAGATATAAGTGATATACTAATGTATATTCAAGGTGATATGCGTAAGCTACGATTTGTGTATAATTCAGTAGAAAAACAACCGGATGTATTGACAAATGGAAATTTATTGGAATTATTTCGTACAAAATTATATGATGAAGATTCAAAAAAAATAACGCATACTTTATTAACTCGTAAATGTAGTTTTAATGAGCATGAACATTTTATGAATGAAACAGATAGAACCATAGTGGCATTATTGTGGCATGAAAATGTAGTAGATATTTTATCAAAATTCAACATAGAAATAACATATCCATTATATTATAAAATTTTGCAAAATATTTGTATAGCGGATTATATAGATAGAATAACATTTCAAAAGCAGATTTGGCAATTTAATGAAATGAGTTCATTAATAAAGACTTTTTCAAATAATAAATTATTTCATGATGCTATAAACATGAATGATGTAAAATATACGAATGAAATAAGATTTACAAAAGTATTAACCAAATATTCAACAGAATATAATAATATGTTGTTTGTCTACAATCTAACTCAAAGTTTGGATATGGATAAAAAAGATGTAATTTCGTTATTTCAAGAATTGCGATTGTATTATGGTCATGATTTTTGTAAAAGTGTAGAAGAGTTGAATATGATAGAACGTATATTTGAATCATATAATTTATCAAAATTAGATATAAAACGAATCTATCGTTATTTAGACCGTACAGTAAAGAAAGATGCATTAATTACAACAGAAGATATAGAAGAAGATTTTGATTAGTTCAATTTACATAAAACTATTTTTATGTAAATAAATTAAGAAGTAGTATTATTGGTTTTTAATTCTAATATGGTTTTTTCCATAACTAAAACAGTACTTTGTAATTTATTGTATGCAGTAACAACTTCGTTATTTTTGCGTAAAAGTTCATTATTCTCTTCTTGTATTTTTTTGATTAGTGTAACAACTTGTATATTATTTAATGGTATAGGTGGGTTATCTCCATCTTGTTGTAGTTTAATGGGTTCAAATTGAGCTTGAATTTCATTATTTTTGGTAACTAATTCAGCATTATTTTCTTGTAATTTCTTAATAAGGTTAACAACTTGTAAACTATTTAATTGTATAGGTGGTTTTCCATCACCTTGCTGAATAACGATAGGTCCATTTTCTTTTTGTTTCTGTATTTCTTTCTCAATGAGTTCAGCTCTTTCCTTTTTGATTTTTTCAATTTGTATAAGAACATCGGGTTTCATAGCAGGTAGACCTGGTTCATAAACTTCTAGTAATTCATCAATATCTTTCATAAAAAACTGTTTAATATTTTGTTCATGTGGTTTTCTAATGAAAGTATCAACTGTTTTTGTAGATTCTTTAAAATAATCAGGATGGGAAGTTTTAAACATTTCTCTTTTATCAAAAGTATTGTGCTCATGTGAAAAAACTAATATAGTTTTTAAAGGGTCAAGTTGAACAAAAGGAACAGTGTAGTCTTTTAAAAATGCTTTTTCTTCAGCCAATGCAGCATCATCATTATATTTGGTATCTTCTAATAATTTTGTTTTAAATGCAAACGTACCAGCAGTAGCATGATTAGGACCATATGGTCCACATTGCATCATTTTATCCATAGATTTGTAGTAAACATATATTTCACTACCACCTGCACATAATACTTTATCATCACTCATAAGCTTTTCAACCGAATGTGAAACTCTTTCTGGTGGATAATAATCGTCATCATCCATATAAACAATAATAGAGCCTTTCACGTGTTTATGCATGTAATTGCGTTTAGCACCGAGTGCAAGTTTATCATCAAGTTCAAAATATCTAATTTGTGGAATATTAGAAGTTTCAATTAGGTCTTTAATTTTATCAGTACCATCATCAACAATAATCCATTCCATTCTATGTTGTGGATAATCTTGATTTTTAAAACATTCAAACATAGTTTTTATGAAAGGTCTTCTATTAAACGTGGGCGTACATATAGAAACAAATGGAAGTTCGTTTTCTACATTTTCTACATTGTTAGTATTAGTAGAAACCGGTATAGCAGTATTATTAGATTGCGTTGATTTTGGTACAGGCTTTGATTTTGCCTTTTTCTTTGCCATAGTAGATTATTTATATGTATTTTTTTATATATATAAATAGTTAATTCATTTATTATTTTTCTAATTTATTAGATGTATTATTCACTGTATTTTTGGAAGGTATATATTCTTTATTGGGATTAAAGTCATTTTTGAATCCATGTTCATCAAATTTATCGTCGTATGAATCATCATTTTCATTTTTTACATATTTTTTTAATTTAATAAAAAGTTGTATGGAAATAGAAATGGTAATACAAACGATAAGAAAAATTAAAATTTCTTTATTATTCATTTGACTAGATAAATTAGTAATCAGTGTGAATGTAGTATATAGAAAAATTAAAAAATATGCAATAGTAAGAATATTGTTTTTAATAAATTCTGTGATTTTAAATAATGTTCTTATTATAGAATAAAACATATTCCATAAACTGCCGGTATTACACATATCTTTATCTTGAAAGCTCGCAATATTACTTTTAATATGGTCATCAATATCTTCCATGCTTCCACCATATATAAATCTTCCAAATAATGAGTATATAATTAAATATAACCCACATATAATTGCACCCATAGGTACACTAATAGTAATAGTAATAAAGAAGCGAATTAACCAAACAATAAATGTGCCAATAGGGTTTAGCATGCCACTTACAAATGAAAACATAATATTTGTATCAGCTTCCATATCACCAACAAATGAAAATGAAAATGCAGACACAAAGAATAATATAAGTACAATAGCAAACATAATATTAATGATTTTATTTCCACTAGCATTGGTTAACAAATCAATAAAGAAATTTTTAAATGATATAGCGAAATGTTTAATACAATAAAAGCTAATAATATATATTAATATAAATTTAGAATCCCCATTTAACAAATGTTTTGTTAATCCTGGAAATGAAAATAAATTTTCATTATTGATTAGGAATCCATCTAATTTTTCTGGAAACCAAATCGCAAATTCAAATAAATATAAAAGCATTTTTTTTAAACCAGGAACTGCAGAATAACTATTACTTTTATTAGATTGTTTTAAAAGTTCAAGTCTAGAAAAATTAGGTATATGAATATCATTATCTGGTGCATAAAACATTAAAAAGTACCAATTATAAACAACCCATAAACTGACAGCCGCCGTTTCAAGTAATACAATAGAATTTCTAACTAATGCAATATCATCTGTAATAGTTTTCGCAGGTGAATAAATTCTTTGAATTTTTTGTTTTTTAATAGCTTTGTTATTATCAGTCATAGATTCAATATTTGAATTAATAGCATCTTTAGTATTTTCAATATTTGAATTAACACCTAGAATAGTATGTTTAAGAGCATCGTCAATATTTTCAATATCAATATTTTCAACATCTTTATAAATAGTTTCAGATTTCGTAGTGATAGCATTAACAACTTTATCACATTCGTGTGTGATAGTATTAAGATTATTCATAAGTTCGGGTGGTAAATCAATATTTTTTAATGTATCTTGTAACATAGAAGTTTTTTCAACAAGATTGATTACAGAATCAATAGTATCATCAGAAATATCATCAACACTATTACTAATATTATTTAAAATATCATTGGATTCTTTTTTAATATCCGTGCCCAATGTTATAATTTCATTACTGATTTGGTAAGCGGTTTTACCAGTAATTTCAAGTATTTTTGTAGCGTCTTCTTTAAATTTCATTATTTCTTTATTTCCTGAAATACCATTTACAACTGTACTAGCAATAGTGGTATTAATATTATTAACTCTAGCATAAGTGTTATTAATAGCTTGTATAATTTTCATTCTAATATTATTCGTTTTACTCTTTGGTTCTTTAACATTATCATGTCCTTCATATTCATAGTCTTCAAATGTTTCAAGAGAGTTGTCATGTTTTCCTAACAAATTATTAATTTTATCAAACAAACTGTAAAATATATTACTACTTTCAGTTTTTTCATCTTCATTTATAGTATTATTTTCATGATTTTCAATATTAGAAATATTATCAAGAGTATTAAAACCTTCCATTTTTTTATAATTTTTTTTTATTTTGTTCTTTTTAATCTTCTTCATTTTATGAATCATATTTGCAGTTTGAAAATCGTCTATATTATCATCACCAATACTACTAAATGATGTTTTAGTTTTATTTTTGTCATTATTATCATTATTTTCAGTATCTTTATTTTTAACCATGTTACTTGACGATATATATACTAATAATTATATATATTGTGTTATTATATTTTCATTCAAAAAACTCAATAGAGACTTTATCTAGAATATAACATACTACAATTTCCACCAATAAAAGATAAAATGTTAAAGCGTTCTTCATATAGAGTTAAATTATAATTGTATTCAAACAATCTCCAATTAGATTTTCTAACGCCAATTGTTTCGCCAGTATCTGGGTCACATACAACTTCAACTTTAGAATTTTCAAGGTCAATTGTAGGGGAATATGTATTAATTTCTAATTCAATAGATTTAAATTTACTTAAATTAATAGCACCTGAAGGTTGATATTCAAACGGGTTTGTACTTAAACAAAAATTATAACAATATAACCCATCTTTAGCAGCGCCTTGTGTACGAGTATATTTTTCAACATAGTCATATACGCCTCTTGTCATTAAACTTTCTCTATATTCACCATTTAATAAAATACCTAATGTTTCTAAAATTTCTTTACGATTTTCATTATGATATACACCTGTTATAGCAATACCACTGTTAATAATATCAGTAATACCTGGATGAATACCAATACCATACTGAAAATCGCCTTCCATACCAACTAGTGGTTCCATTGGTGCTAATCTAATATTGATAGGTAAGTTATCGTATGGCCAATTTGTATAATTGCTCCATTCATTGCGAAGATTAACATCATTACGTTGCATATACCACATCCAATTAGAAACCATTCCATTAGAATTAAGTTTTACTCTTTTAGAACCAGTAATATTTTCATATTTATGTTCAAATACATCTTTAATTAAATAAACATGGTCTTCTGCTGCAAATACTTGTGTTTCTTCTTTAGATAAGAAACAGTAAGTAGATAATAAATGAACGTCTGCATTCCATGTAAGAAATTTATTAACATAATCATCAGGTGCGATATATCCGGTTGGTGGTGTTTGTAAAAATCGGTACATTTGAAACCGATTTTCATTAAAATCTGGTTGAATATATGGATAATTATATTCAATATCAAAAACATCTCTAATCTGGAATAGTTCTTGAATAGGACGCATAGTAACAGAAATTACTAATTCATTGTATTGAAGTGCAACAAGAGGAAAGGCACAAGTGCTATTTAAAGTAAACCATGTATTAATGGGTATATATAAATTACGACCTCTAATAGAAGGTTCAGCACCACTTATTTCTGGGGTGAATGACGCAGATGGATATGTATTATTACGGTCATATGCTGAAGCTGGGTCATTTAATTCAGTAATATTTCCGGTCATTTTATTAAATAAATCCTTTTTTTCTGTAGAAAAATCACGGTCAACCATTGCCGCCATATATTCACCGGTATAACGTTGTAGTAGCATAGAACCACATGTAATATTCACTTCTTTAATCATATGGGTACCAATATTTTTAATCCATTTATATTCATATGGTGCCCATTTTTGACCGGTTTCATCGCATGGTGGGAATATAGGGCTCCATATATCAGGTAAAGTAAGTACAATATAAGTATCCATTAATAGATCCGCATATCTAGGAATTTTAAAAGTAAATGTGGATGGTTCTGTAGCGCGTAGATCACGCAAACCATCATAATCAATACGAAATTTTTGTAATCCAAAATTACTATATTTTGCATAAGTTGCTTTAAAGAACGTTTTACATGGGTTTCCAGTTAAAAAAACATTATTAGAACCAACTGATATTATATTTAGTAATCCACCTGCCATAATTAATTATATATTATATTTTTATTATATTTGTTAATATATAGATATTATAATATGTTAACTAATAAATTCCAATTAACATTTTTAATAATAGCAATCGTATTAATTTTTTATATTTTATATAAATTGAAATACAAACGACATGTTATTATAAATGATTTTGATAAAAATGCCACAGAAGGATTTACTCTAGATAATGATGCAAAAAAAGAATTTGAAAAATTAGCATCTAAATACAATAATTTTAGTAATGTTCAAAGTATTCAAGACAAATTTACCAATATGCCTTTACATGAGTATTGTATCAAATCGTCCTATAATTCTGCATCTAGTGGTAATTATATGAGTACTGATATGATACAACATGTACTAAAGCGAGGATGTCGTTTTTTAGATTTTGAAGTATTTTATATGAAAGAAAACAATACATTTATGCCAAGAGTAGGTATATCAAGTGACCAGAATTTCATAATATTAGACAGTAAAAATAGTATATCTTTAAATGAAGCATTAGAAGTAATAGCTAGTCATGGTTTTTCACAAACAGCACCTAATAGTAATGACCCATTATTTATAAATTTACGTATAAAATCACGAGATACAAATGTATATAAAGCTGTTGCTAAATCAATTGACGGTAATTTAAAATCTGTAGCATATAATGGGAATATATCAAAAGACACTAAACTCAGTGATATTATGAGAAAAGTAGTTATTGTAATAGATAAAACTATACAACGTGATTACAAAGATTATGCTAGTTGTGGTACAAGTGCAGACTGTTATGATATTGCGAATTATACAAATTTAGAAAGTGGTAGCGAGTATTTAAATTTGTATCATTATACTGATTTATTGAATCATATAAACACACCAGTATTAATGAAAGATGATAATGTACGTACAACTGCCGAAAATATGAAGATGGTTATCCCAGATAGAATCCCAAATACATCAAATCCAGCGATAGAAGAATATATTCTAAAACATGGTTGTCAAAATATATTCATGAATTATTCAAGAGTTGATACTAATTTAAATAAGTATGAAGAATTTTTTAATGATGTAAATGGTGGTATAGTTCCATTATCAGTCGCTGTACCTTATTTCATTAAAGACAAATAATTTAGATAATATTCATATATAATTATTTCTAATTAAATATTATAACAAATGAGTAAAAATAATACAAAAAAAAATAATAACCATATAAAAAATAAACGCCCCAATAAGAATAAATTTAATAATCAAGTATGTGATAATAATATGACATTTGAAGAATGTGAATTAACAATATTAAGACAGGCTGTAGATGAAACCGAGAATATTCAAGGACAGAAAAAAGTAAATAGTAAAGATATTCAAGAGATGTTAGAAATCGTTGAAAGTTTTATTATAAATAAAAAACTAATTTGTTATGGTGGAACTGCTATAAATAATATTTTACCCAAATATGCACAATTCTATAAACGTGATATTGAAATCCCTGATTATGATTTTTTCTCATCAAATGCTTTAGAAGATGCCAAAGAATTAGCCGATATCTATGAAAAAGCCGGTTATACAGAAGTAGAAGCTAAATCTGGCGTGCATTATGGTACATTTAAAGTATTTGTGAATTTTATACCCATAGCAGATATTACTCATTTACATAAAGATATTTACGAATCCATATCAAAAGATTCTATCCAAATTGCTGGTATAAAATATGCTCCCCCAGATTTTTTACGTATGTCAATGTATTTAGAATTATCTAGACCAGCAGGTGATGTTTCTCGTTGGGAAAAAGTAATGAAACGATTGGCAATAATGAATAAATATCATCCTATGAAAATAAACAATGATTGTAACACTATAGATTTTTCAAAAAAAATAGATATAACTATGGCAGAAGAAGAAAAATTACACCTAACCTTACGCGATATATTCATAGACAATGGTTCCGTGTTTTTTGGTGGATATTCTACACATTTGTATTCCAAACATATGAGTGAATCTAAACAGAAATTAGTAAATAAAATACCGGATTTTGATATTATATCAGAAGATATAGAAAAATGTGCTTTAATTGTCAAAGAACATTTACAACGTGATAAGTATAAGAATATTAAAATAATAAACCATGACGCGATCGGTGAAATAATACCAAAACATATAGAAATAAAGGTAGGAAAATATAGTATGGCATTTATTTATGAGCCAATTGCTTGTCATAGTTATAATGAAATATCTGTTGATTCAAAAACTGTAAAGGTTGCAACTATTGATACTATACTTGCATTTTATTTGAGCTTTTTATATGCAAATATGCCACATTATAATAAAGATAGATTATTATGTATTGCTATGTTTTTATTCCAAACCGAAC